AAGTTTCGTTCATCACAGGCATATTGCGATACTCACCACGAACAACACGAATAGTAGACATAAATTCCCTTTCAATTAATGAATCAATACACGTAGTATAGCAGGGTATCCATTTATTGTCAAATATTTGTCAGTTCGTAATTTTTAACACTATAGTATTCAAAATCATCACGTTTTTGAACATAAAATGTACCCTTCATAGAAAGTAAATCTTTTGTTTCAAACAAATGGTTCCAGACCTGCAACAAAGGATTTCCTGCATCAATGCTTAAGAAAACTGCATAATTAGATTCATCTTTGAACCAATAGTGAAACGCATTTGTTCTCTTTGTTTTACGATGCATTTTTTTCATAGGGGTCAATAATCTAGTGCCAAATTTAATTTTATCAACTCTTTCAGTTGGTACATTTTTTACATCACAACGAACTTCATCTAATACAACATCATACTCTTTAAAGCTAGGTAAATAGTATGCAATACCAATCATTTCCTCACGAAACTTTTTAGGATCTCCATGTATCATTTCATTTAAGTCATTGCGAAACTTTGACAAGTGTGAACCTTTGAGCTTCCATAACATTATTTTTTTGCTATAGTAATCCTGAATTTCTGTTGCTTCTTGTCTATCTTCAGGTGTAATGTACTCTAACAAATTACTATCCAACACACTATGTATATGGTGCATACTTTGTTTTTCTCTAATTCTTTTCAATGTAGCAGCCAACACAAGCAAGTCCTCAGTGCTTTCAAGTATAGAGTATTTTTTAATGTGTGACCCGTATGCAGATTGTTCTTCACCAAAGATTGAACCGGATGATGAATATGATTTTTGTAAACTGCTCAGGTTAATTGCTTGACTGGGTGATATTGCTTGAATTTGTGCGGTGGATAAACCTACCGGCACATAGCCTTGTACAGTAGACAAACCTTTTAATATTCCTGTCATTTTATTCCTTAACTTATTGTTGCGTCTTCCATACCAGCAGTACGGAGTCTTGTGATATGACCAAGCATAAAGTTCTTGCTGTCTAAACCTTTTAATATGCCTAACCAACGATTACGTAATAATGCTACCTCATTGATTAGTGTTTCATAATCAATAACTTCATCTTCCCCGTCTACATACTTTTCAGCATCACGACTGGTCAGTGCTCTATTATACGCTTCTAAATATTTTTGAAAATGTTTTCGGCGAATTTTCCGTAATTGAATGTTGAGAAAGTTCAACACAGCCTCAATCTCTTGTAGCTGGTTGAACCTCTGTTCTGTGATTCCGGGTAATGCGGCAATATTCTTTTCAATATTACCATAAACGCTTACATCACGCTTTGCATTCAATATTTCAGATTCGTAATGAGAAATAAAATCGGGTATCACACTAAGGTCATAAGTGACTCTAGTATACCAATTCATTAATATTCGTCCTCATTTTCCTCATCATCATAATCTTCGTATTCTTCTTCGTCACTCAATTGGTCAGCGTAGTACTTCAATGCAGTAGCAATCTCTTTATCACCCCGAAATGATTCTTTAATATCGTCGGGTTCAAAGTTATTGTCAATCATATAATTGACTAAAGTTTCTGCGGCATCAGCACGTTCATGCAAATCAATATGATTACGCAATGCATCCCAAACTTCGGCTATTGCATTAAGGCTCATTCTACTGTCTCCAATTCAGTTACTGGTTTTACTTTAACACGTTCGGAACTGAATTCTTTCATTACAGTATCCAAACAACCATTGTCATTTGATTCCCAACCCTTACGGAACATCTTTAAGATTTCTCCGTCGTTGGTTGTGTAACTCAAACGATTACCTTCTTTAGTCAACAAGTCATTCTTCTCAAACAAGTCAAGCAGACCACTGTATGGGTTCATGCCTGTTTCGTATGGAATCTTAATTTGTAGTGTTTCAAAAGGCTTAGCATAACGTGTTTTCATAATCTTACATGCGGCACGAATACCATTTACTTCTGAAACTTTATTGCCATCCTCATCTTCTTTGAGTTTGAGTTTCTTCATAGCAACAAGAATACTACTTGCATACACAAAGCCTTGACCACCTGATACTTTATCATCTGGATCAAACATATCCTGACTTGCGTATGTATGATTAGTTGCAACCATACCAATGTTTAGATTACCAAACATATTAACTGAATTGCGAACAAGTGCAGCCAATGCTTTAGGCTTACGACCCATGTCACCTTTCATATCACCTGCTTCAAACTGATTAACGTCAGTTGGCGTTAGCAACATTCCCAAACTATCGATGACAAACAACACTTTAGGTCTGTCTTCTTGCGGGAGTAGTTTATAATCAGTAACAAATTTACTGATTGTCTTGGCTACATCATCAATCATAGCCATGTTTAGTTTTAACAATTTATCTTCTGTAGTTTCAACACCTAATGCGTGTAACCACTTCTCATCTAAAGCATTTTCCGAATCAATGAGAACCACAAAGATACCTTGTTGCTGTGCGTGGCGCACCAAGTTACCAGAGCAGATGAAACTCTTTCCGGAACCAGATTCCCCAGCAAATACAGTGACCTTACCAAGAGGCACGCCTTTGTTAAAATCACCACTAATAAGATAGTTAAGTGCATAATTTCCTGTATTGATCCAATCGGTCGGATCATTAAACCCTATACTAAGTCCTTCAATGGACTTAGTTATTTCTCGCCTAAATTTACTTACATCAAATGGTTTACCCAATTTTATCTCCAATGTGTTTACCGTTAGTATACATGTTTAACGGTTGTTTATCAAGTAGGTCGGGACATTTTTCTGCTATGTTGTCCAAATCATAATCATTTGGAAAATGTCGCAATAATGTTCTAGCCCGATCTCTGACCAAACTAGGTACTCTTGGTGTTTTACCAGGATCACATAGTTCTTCTAGCAATCTCTTGCTTTGCTTAATAGCCCGATATCTTTCGTCTGGCAATGTCATATTTTTTCTCCTAAGTGGGGGAAGGATTACTTCCCCCGATAGATTAAGCAGTCTTTGCTTGTCTAGCACGGATCATTGCGAGAATGTCTTGTGCTTTATCACTTGATGCCGCAGTTGGAATCGATACTGATTCTGCCATTGCAGGTTCGTCATCAGGGATACTAACTTTAGGAGTAGGAGTTGCGACTGGAGTTGGTGTGTCAACATCGTCTGCTGGTTTAGAACCTGCTGGTGCCTCCAAACCATAAGGTCTGAAATAGTTGCCCCAGCGTTCATTGTCGTATGGTTTACCATCTACGCTTGCTTCAAACATTTCTTTCATAATGCGTAGTTCTGCTTCTCCTGGCTTCTTGGGTAAGAAGTCTAGCAATGTGTACAAACCATGTGCGGCAATTGCGGCTTGTTCTGCCTCAGTCAATGCTGATTCTTTACGTGACCAAGTTGAAGTAGAATAGTCAGCATAACCGCCCTTACTTGATTTCTTAACGTTGAAGTCAAGGCCGCGCAAAAAGTCAGTTGGCAATTCTTCCATTTCAGGATCCATCAAACTTGATTTGATGATAGTAAAGATTTGTGGGCTGATGATAAACTTACGAATTGGATTCGCAGGTGTTACGTCATCGCCAAGAGGGTTTTGACGAACAAAACCTTGGAAGATATAACTACGTTTCTTCCAGTACTTGTTTGCCATTTCTTTCAAACTTTCGTCTTTGTACCATGGACGAACTTCTGCCAAGATTGGGCAAGAGTTTTCAGGTCCATACATTTCAACGCAAGGTACTTGTACTTGAATTTGTTTTACGTTTGGATCACCCTTAACACCATTGAATGGTAGTTTGATGATTTGACGTTCTACCCAAAAGAAAGTATTTTTACTATCTGCATCTGGTAGGAAACGAATTGACGCTGTTGTGCCTTCGTCCATATTCCAGTGGGGGTAGATTGAGTTGTCAGATTGTTTTGTAGAACCGTTGTTGCTACCTGACTTGTTTTCTTGTGCCGCAATACGGGCACGAATTTCTGCTAATGAGGCCATAATATTCTCCTTATTTCATTAAGATGGTCTTTGTTTTAAAATTCGTCACACATAATTATGTGACTAACAAGTCGTAAGTATAAGCTACTTACTGCGACCTGTCAATAGTATTTATGCCAGATATGGTTAACCTCACATTTTAAGTGAGGTTTTTGTTGACTTATTTACCCAGTAATCGTTTGAGTTCATCTAACGGGTCAGCACTTTCCATTGTACCTACCAAGTCGCCCTTCTTAGCATACTTAGCATTAGGTCCTAATTGACCGACACGTTTTTGGTTAGCATCAAGACCTTCATTTTGTTTGGTTACAGGGATACTTTTCATATCTTGTTGACGATTTTTTCTGTATTGGTCTTGGTCAATTTGAGGTAAACTATTAAGTTTTGTTCCCTTACCTTGTTGCTGTTGTTGTCTCATTTTATCAAACACTTCTTTTTCATGCGCCGCATCATCTTGCTGGTTGCTAAATTTAAAATCAGCAAAAGGATCTTCCTCTTCTCTAGTTACTCTAGCTACTATTGGCGGGGTAAGTGCAGTACCCGGTTGAGTACTAAAGAAGTCACGCATATCACTTGTTTGACCTTCATCCAATTCTAATTCACTATGTGGGAAAGCTATATAGCTATCACCATTTACATCACCCGGACGTATTAAAAACACACCAGCATCATCATCACCGGATTCATCTTGACCAATTTCCCAGCCCATTGCCGCTAATGTCTTTTGCGCCTTAGCCATTTGTTGTTCAGTACCTAACCACCAGTGTGATGCCAACTGACGTAGAATTGCTTCTTCATCTGGTTCATTACCATCGTCACCGTCATCCATTGCAAATTCTTGTAGTGGTTGCTGAGGTACTGCCGGAGCAGGTGCTGCCGCCGCCGGCTGCGGAGGAGGTTCTGCTGGGGCGGGTGCTGGTTGACTTCCTGCCTTAACCATATCAACAACTTCTTGCATTGCTGGGTCACGTGAAAGTTCCATCCAAGCTAATACCGAATCTTTTGCATCAGCATCAGGATCTTTCTTTGACAACAGTTCTAATTTACTAAAGAGTTGGTCATTGTCTAACAAACCAGATAATTCGCTTTTAACTGTAAGTGCATTAGGACCAAAAGGAATCAAATTGTCAGTACGCAATAATGTAACTAAATCTTCAATCTGTGCTTTTGAATGTGGTCTAAGTGCCTCATCAACAATACTGTTAGTCCATTCTTCTAATTCAGAAACCTCATTCATTTCCATAACAGGTTTTGCAAATTTAGATAAAAACGGTAATGCATTCTCAATTCTTGGATCAATACTGCTATTCAAAAACATTTCAGCTAAATCAGTAGTTGATTCTTCTACTACTTCTTCATTCAGTGTAGGTGTCCAGCTTTCAAAGTATTCTTTGTAGCCACGCTTACTTGATAATTTACGTAAAGTTTCACGCATTTGTCCGTAATGTTGAAATCCACTTTCAACTAAATGACTGATATTTTCATTTGTATTGTGTTTAGTAGCGCGGCAAAAGCCCGCCATTGTATTGTATTCTTTAATCAAACCTGTGATATGTTTGCCACGCTCATCGTATGGAGTATGACCTTCAGCAATGTTACGTGCGTGTACACGTGCAAGTCCAGGCATCTTTGTATCTAATAAGAATCTTTCACCTGACGCATTTTCTACAAAAATACGTGCAATATTACGGAAACGTTGTTCACCTTCTTCTAAAGCACGTGAATGCTGAATGATAATCTTTGTTTCTGCAATGTTGTCACTGTAACTTGATTTTTTGCTTATTGGATAATAACCCTCATCCATTCGTTTAGTATGCTCTCTTTTAGCCATATCTCTTCCTAACTTAGAACTATAGACTTTCTGTGGTCTTAGTTGGTGCCCAACAGCCCAACGATATAATCTTCGGCACAAGTCCTCAAATGATTCTTCTCCTTGCCCATCAATTGATTTGCCTTTAGGGCTGGCTTCAACATCTTTGCTATAGTAAATAATGAGTTTTTGTGTACCATCAATACTGACATGAACCGGACCGTAATTTACGCCGTCTTTAATGAAGTCAAATCTAAAGACATCTGCTTCGTCAGCAACATCAACTTCTTTACCACCTGAGGTCACTGGAACAGGATTGTATTTGCTTAACTCATCCTCTAGTTGGTTGTTTAATGATTCTTGTTTAATTGGCATGATAATTTATTTATCAAATATTAACCCAAGACCGCAAAGAACGGTAATGGTGGCAAAAATTCGTCAAAATCTTTGATTTGATTCTCTACATCTAATAAAAAACTGCTTAATTGTTGCATCATACGCACTACAAGCAATGTGGCCATAACCAAATCATCAGTTTCACCAACTTTAGCAGAATAGCTACCGCCTAATGCTACGAATGTCTTTAGTTCACTTATCAATGCTTTGCTGTTAATCTTCATTTTTTTGCTTTCAACTAAATGCTTGAATTTAGCGCAGGCTGCAAGTTTGCTTTTTTGTGTGGTATTGAAACCTTTTCGTTTCTTTACTCCGGACTCTGTAATCATTGTACCACTGATATTATGTTCACCGTATTCGTTCAATGAAACTAATGCGGCCTCACCAATTGAATTATTCTCTAAACTGTAATAGATATTGTTTGGTTCGCCGGTACAATCAAGTATGTACTTTGTAATCTGTGTTATTAATTTGATTTGATCCGGGATAGCTGTTTTATTATGTTTCCATTCACCTATCTGT